CAGCCACTATTTTCTCCCCGTTATCAAACTCCACTTCAAAACATTTTCTATCATACCTAGTCTCGTATGCATAAGTCACGTTACAAGGCATTCCATCTTTACCATACACCACATCCCCTACTTTTAATTCCCCCATAGTGGTCCATCCAGTAGGAGTTAAAATAGGAGTATCCAATGCTAATGCTTTACCTACTTGCCTACTTGCCATGAGAACAAAAAATCTATTCTCTTTCATTGCCTGTAAAATTCTTCTTTGTGCAGGAAACATTCGTATTTTTTCTTTTCCTTTACCTGGTATTAGAATGGTAAAGTAATTTTCGGCAAAGTATAAGATATCTTCCTTACATCTTTGAATCTCAGATAACATTTCTTCTGTATATTCAAACTCTGCTCCTCTTGAGGGAACATTAGGATTTCCCATATACATTTTATCTTTTTTTGGTCGCCCAGCCATATATAAAACTATTTATGTTAAATATACTCATATGAAGAATCGCGACACCGTTTGTATTGGAGATATCTATGGAAAAATGCTTAATTCTCTTAGATATACTCTAAAAGAATCCAAGGCTAAGACCTTTCCAGGACAAAAGGTGGAACTTGTTGGGGATGGTCCAAAGGTATCCGGTTACAATGAGGTAGATGGGGAATACACGGGCAAAAAAGGAACTAAAAAGAATAAAGGCAAACGACTTAATATGACTAAGGCAGTCAATGAAGTTGGAGAAGAAGATGAAGAGGATAAAAAACCATCCTCGGTAGAGAAAAGAATTGAAAAATTACAAAATGCTATGCAAAAACCAAATATTTCTGATTCGGAAAAGGCCAAAATCAAGAAACAATTGGATAGTCTCACTAATGAATCAGAAGAAAGATTACAAGAATCCAAAAAAATTACAAACAAATCACTAAATAACTTCATGAGCAAATCAGTGTTCGATAAACTATACAGTAAGGTTCTCCGCGAAAATTTTGGTCAAGATGAAGGAGATGATCTTGATGCCCTTGGTCTTGATGATGCCACTTCCGATTCAGAAATGGACGATGGAATGGGTGGAGAAGATATGGGAGAAGAAGGGGGGGACGAAGTGACCTTTACTCTTCCACGCGATGTAGCTCAACAGCTATGTGATGTTCTTCAAGCTGCCATTGGTGGTGGAGAAGAAGGGTTCGGAGACGAAGGAGAAGATGATGGCCTTGACTTTGGAGACGAAGGAGAATTTGGGGGAGAAGAAGATAATTATGGGGAAGAAGACGAAGAAGTGCAAGGAACTAAGGTCGCTCCCGATAAGAAGAAAGTTTTCCAAGCTAAATCTAATCAAGTGGCTGGCCCACCTAAGCCAAAGCATACTAAGGCTAAGGGCGATGTTACTGATGATGTTGGCACCACTGAAACCACCCCTCCGATTACTGCCCTACAGGGTAAGTCCAATCAGGTTCCAAGTGCGGTTAAGGTCGGAGACTATTTTAAATAATAACTCCCAATAACTAATAATTTAGATAAAGCCTACCTAAACAGTAGGCTTTTTCGTTAAATATCTTTAAGTGAAATCCTTTTTACAATTTTTTCTAGAATATCGCCACAATCTTGCAGATGGTACTCCTTCGCCCTCAATTCAAGTCCATAATGGAAAAAATCCTAATATAGTAGGACCAGATAAGAAAAAAATACATACTGTTGGACCGTATCAAGTCATAAATAAAAAGCTAAAATCCTGTGGAATATTAACTATGCCAGAGATGCAAGAACTAGGACTGCAATGGGAAAATGGAAAAACTATTGAAGGATATAAAAATATAAAACCTCCCATTAATATAATCATGTCCATAGGGCCAGGGGGGCAGTGTCAAGGTAAAGTAGTAAGGGCATAAATAATTATATGTCATGTCCAACCACCCCATTGTCCTGTCTAGATCCCGTAAATATTTTTGCGGGAGTGTATAATCCCAAGTGTGGAGGATTTGCCGACCCATCTAACTATCAAGCCGAACAAGCTATCTTCGGGTCAGGATTCCAAGAACTGATTAATAATTATGGAGTAGAAATAAATTACTATGTGAATGGATTTAATTTATCCGCCATGAATATTCTCTATGGTGAACATACCACACAGGAATATATTGGTCCTTTCATAATTAAATCATATTTGGAATTAACTGAAAGTATATCATTAGCTCAGTATGGCATGACCTCTGATGATGAGTTGACTGCTTATATCGATATAAAAGATTTTACCAACATCCTACCTCTATCGGCATTTTCATTCAATGGTCAAAGAGTAGAACCTAAATCAGATGATCTACTAGAAATAACTGCATTGGGTTGTAACCGACCTGGGGATAGAGGCGCAAAAATATTCAGAGTAACTGAAGTATTGGACCAAGATGCCGCCGCTGGTATGAATCCGGTTTTAGGTCATTATATTTGGAGACTTAAAGCCAAGAGATATGAAACCTCTATGGAAACTAATGCTCCTCAAGAGAAAGGCAATGATCAGGTGTATGACAATACCTTCTCTGGTAAATTATCATCTCTTTTATTCCCAGAACTTTCAAGTACTGAAAAAATATATAGTCAAAATATTGATACTATTTCACAAACCAGTGTATATGATATGTCTGTGAATGATACTAGTATATACGGTACTTATTATTGACCGGGATAAGTTACTGACACCCGATATCCAGTAGATATGGAGGCTGAATTATCTGCTCTGACTATATAGGAATTTATATAATCGGTAAAGGTTCCTACAAATATTCCCGATCCTCCTGAATATAAAACAATTCTTAATAGATGTAACTTATTATTACCTAATATAAATTCAGTATCGCCAGAATCTCCTGTAACTACTGATCTCCAGAATGGTCCAGTGATGGGGGTAGTCTGATTTATATCACATTTCATATCATTGACATATAACTTTCTACCATATGGAGTCCACGATAATGGGTTTAAAGGAAATTCTGCCATTGTGGAGTTTCCTTGTGAAACTACCACTGTTAATGGATTAAGGTCAGATAACTTATTAAGCTGATCTTGAGTAAATTTCATAATTGGCATTATGTACACCCAATCTGGAACCTCATCTGCCAATAAATACACCGATAGGTCCGCTAGATACTGTTGTTTTGGATCTGAAGTGATTATACTATTATCTGGATAATCATTAATCCATTTCAAAATCGTGGTCTGAAATACCTGACTTCCATCCGTATTGGCAAAGGTTAGTAATTTTCCTATTTCAGGTCCAGTAGAATGTCCATTGGATAACATGTGTCGTTTAGTTATCATAATTGGTCCTCCTTTTTGATACCAATTATCATTTTTTTTAGGAATACCGGTCAACTGATTTCTAAAATCCTTTCCCCATAAGTTAGGATTTGGCACATATACCAAAGAATCCCAAGGATATACCACATTACTATCTATATACATGGAACTTAATGGATCAGACCCAATTATTCTACTAAGTACCATTGAAGTCATCACATTTGATAATGGAGTTATGTCATCATAAGAGAATGAATCTACTAATGACAATGTTTGATACAAAGTATCCAAAAACATATTTGTGGCGATTCCATTTGTTCCCATTACATCTTGATTAGATATGGTGGATGGGATCGTTGTCTTTGAATTGGAAAAATCGATGACACTATCCAAAACAGTATCATCATATGCATCCACATATTCAAAAAATAAATAATACTTTTCGATATCAGAAAATATAAAGTTTACTGGTAATACTAGTGGCCATCCCCAATCAGATGAATAATCTGATAAGTTATATATTGCCGACCCCGTTGACGATACGGGTTGAAAGGTGTTTAGAACATTATATGTATTTGAAAATTTTTCCAACGCAACTATTGGTATTCCGGCGGTTATAGCATAACTAAAAGTATCGATTTTATCTCCTATGTTAATACCAAACTCAGATTTGGTACTTCTCCCTTTGATATCCAAGTTTTCTTTAAATTTATTCGTTGTCCCTACTAATTTTGTCGTGTCTATAGATAGAGTATTAATAAGTCTCTTTATTTTTTCAGGATATTGATATTTTTCAGAATTAATATCATTGTAATTCATTAGTTCCGCTAAAGAATCTAGGAAGTCCACTTCGCATTTATCTAAATCTTGCGTGTTTTGAACAAAATTGGAACTTTTTTCATAAGTTTTTAATCCTATTCCTTCATGATTAGAATTTTCATTTCCTAATATTCCTCCTAGAAAATCTCCAAATAAAACTTCTTTATCAAGTAAGGTTTCTTGAAATCTTAAATCTTTTAAAGTGTCCTCTGAATTAAAGTTTTCGTTTACTTTATAAAAATCAAAATAGTTGAATGGATATACTGTAAAAGC